TATTAATACTTTAGCATCGGTGGATAAAAATATTATATTTTATGATTTTAGAGATTTATATGATATCGCAACAAAATCAATTGATGATTTAAATTTTGAAAATACCAATAAAACTATCATTCTTAATGATACCATATCTAATGACCTGACAAATAAATTAGGCATGCCAACTGACATTAGAAGTATTATAAAGGTTTTCACAACTGCTATAGAAGTATTTCTTAACCAATTGGTTGATGTTTCGAAACAATATAATGTAAAAAAAAGAACAGATGAATTTACAAAAATAAATTTAAAGACCTTAGACTTAAACGCTGATGATATAAAAAACAAAGTTATATATCCTTGGCCTGAATATCATGATGATAAAGATGTTGAAGCGTATTTAGGCTCAACAACATTAGACCATGCAAATGTACCAGAACTAAAATTTGTTGACGAATTATATCAAGGTATGATTACATCATCCAAAATTGCTGCGGATGCTTCATCGTTGGTAAATAATGATAAACCTCTTTGGAATGCAACAAACCCATTAGATTCTCCATTAGCTTCTTTTTTGATTGGTAATAGTGAAAAAAATCCATATGAACGATTGCCATCAAATGCAAAACATGATGATGTTGCTAGATTAGCCTTACTTAGAGGTATTACATTCATAGGGTTCTCAAATACTAATTTAACTGATGCTGAAATTACAGCATTTTCTGAAAGTGAAGGTAAATTAATTACTGATAGATTCAAAGATAGTCAAGATATTATTAAAGCATTTAATCAGAAATATGATAGCGTTGCAAGTTTTGTTGGAATAAATGGTAATATAGATAATGTTGATAGGGAAATTGTAACAATAAATAGTTATAAAAATTATGATTATACTTATATAATTGGTAGTAATAATCCTAATAATTCACAAACTTATAACGCTAATTATATAAACCCTGATTTTCAGTTAATCCCAATTAGGGGTAATTTTACTGGGGATAAATTTATTAATTACTTTAATCAAATAAACGGAAATATTGTACTTGATAATAAAATATCACCAAAACAGAATGCTGCTAACTCGTTAAATTATATTAGTCTTATAGATTCAGATACTTACGATAGAAATGGTTCAAATAAACAATCTAACCCAATAAAATATGCTAATCTATCCGTTGACTTTTCAATAGATAAAACTGGTAAAGCGTTAACAGATGCTAATTTTTTAGCAAATTCTGGTAAATATGGTGTTCAAGAATTTATAAGTATAGATTATGGTTCAACAACTTATAGTACTACTGAGACTTCAGTTCCATTTTATAGTTTATTTTATGATAATTCAGTTACTAATGACTTAAAGAATACATTTATAACGGCATTAGCTAAAACTAAAACTAATTCAACAGTTTGGGACTTGGTGTCTGATAAATCAAACAAATCTAATACTATAATAACATTACCAAGTGATGGTTCGCAAAGTGATTTTGATGTCAATAAAACAAATTTTTATGATTTGGTTTATTCTGGATTTGAGGAATCAGCAACACCTGACCAAGAAAAGAAGAATTCAATTGGTAAAAATATTGAATTATTTATTGGTTATTATAATAAAACTATAGGTAATTCAGACCTTAATTATCCATGTGTTAATTTTTCAATTGATAATGGTTCAGTTGAAACCCCATATAGTTTATTTGGTAATTTATTTTATTACGCTCAAAATGATATTGGTCGAGCTTTTCTATTTTTACATTCAATGCCTTGGATAGGGTTAACAAATAAAAATACTGGTATTTTAAGTAACCAATTAATATCTAATATTTTAAAGTTTAGAACTGGCTATATACAAATCCCAGATTTATTACCAGCATTTATTGGTGGTTTGCTGTATCGATATCATTATAATGATATCGATTATGCGTATTTATATGGTACAAAGGATAAAGGATTTGAAAAAGATTCTATAACATTCACATTTGAATTATCTGGGAAAACATTAAATTTACTTGTAAATGGTGATGAAATCACCCTAGCTATCCCATCAACTAATCAATATTTAAAAACATTATCAAATGGCGGTAAAGTACATCCAATGAGTTTTGGGCGTACTTTAGGTGGTAATTCATATCTTAATCTTGAGGATGAGTTAAAAAATTTACCAAAATTAGTTGTTAATATATTTGTTAATGAATTTAAAAGTTATGTTACTGGTGAGTTTCAAAATGTTAAAAATAAGTTTGAACTTAGACCGCATAAAGGTACTACTGAAATGACTGATATAAGTTCATGGGTTAATAAATTTAATGATTTAATAAACTTATCGTTAGATATTAATACTATTAAATTATCTGAGGTTACATCTAGGATTAAATTAGCTAATAATGAAGATTTTTTAAATGTTTTTGATTTATTTACATTTACCAATCAAATCAATCCAATTGATGGGTATAAATCAACTAAATATAATTATTTTATACGATATAAAGATGGTAGCACACAGTCAGAATATTTAAAGGGAATTTTATTAAAATATCGTTATATGTCTAATAATTCTTATTTGATATGGAATTCAGTTAAAAATTATGATTTTAAACAAATTACTATATCTGATACAAATTTTAATACTTATTTTAAAAATATTTCAGTTGTATTAAGTGATAAGGTAAAACAAATTGAATCTGAAACCACTTCACTTAGTAGCCAAGCTGTGATGAATATTAAATTTGAAATGTATAGGTTATTAAAGAAGATTTATGAAAAATGGGTTACTGATTTAAGTGATAGTAAAGATGGTGCAAACGGTGTATTATTTCAATGTTGTACCAAAAGTAGTGGTAATTTAAGTGATAGGATAAGTACGGATACTGGAATGATGCAAAAGACTGGTTCTGTTGACCATCCAAAGCTTATTGATAGTTTCAGATTCATCGACAGGTCTTTTGCTGATATTGGTGATAAGTTTAATATAAATCCATTTGTGGTTAATAAGATGTTGTTAGATAATACCAACATTAGTTTTTATAATTTTGTTAGTAGAATATTAACAGATAATCATTTTGATTTCATCGCATTACCAAACTTCATTGATTATAATGATAATGCTGAGTTAGAACAAGTTTTCGAACCTATACCATATTATAGAGCCAGCGAATACACTCCAACTGGACCTTCATTTGTGTGTGTTTATGTTGGGCAAACCTCAACCAAATTAGATTTTGGACCTAAGCATGGATACCCTAATGATGGTTTTGATTTAACACCTATTACAGTGCCTAAAGATTTAGCACCATTTGCTAGTGGTACAACCAAATATGCTTGGGAAGATTTTGCAGCAGCATTTGTGGTTAAATATGGCCATCAGAATCAAAATATCTTTAAAAATATCAGCTTGGACCAAGCTGAATTTGGTGAAACAGCTGAATCATTACAAATCACAGACAATATTGCAAATAGTACAGCAAACTCAATGCGTAATTATATTGGTCAGAATCTATTCAACGTTTATTCAGCTAGAAGCTATAAGACTGAAGTTGAGATGATGGGTAATGCTATGATTCAACCAATGATGTATTTCCAATTGGATAATATCCCAATGTTTCATGGGGCATACTTGATAACTAAGGTTAAACATAGCATAAAACCAAACCATATGTCAACAACATTTACTGGAACTAGGGTTAAATATAGTACAACCCCTATCATAGATGCTGCTACACTTTCTGCTGATTTATTGGCCAGTTATGGTATCCCTACTAATGGCGCAACAACTACTGGTAATGTCGCACCGATTGTTGGAACAATAATACTTAATGGTGGAGTTAATGGGTCTATTAATACTGTTTCAGTTGGAAACATTACGATGTCATCAATTATATTACCTACTGGTATTAATAGTAATATTCAAAATCCGTTAGATAGTAAATTAATCACTGAAGCAATTTCACCTTTAAATAAAATGTTAAGCGATTGGGTTACTTGGATGATATCACAAGGTTTTGTTGGTAAAAAAATTGGTAATCAAACATATTATGCTTCAATTAATAGTGCGTTTAGAACATATGATGAGCAACGTAATATTAAAAATATACACTCAGGTTCAGGATTAGCTGCAACACCAGGTCGTTCTAATCATGGATGGGGAATAGCCATAGATTTACAATTTAAAAAGAAAAATGGTGAATTGATTAACAATTTTATTGGAGATACACCAAATCCAGATGGTTTCAAATTAAATATTAATGAAAGTCTACGTTGGTTATTAGATAATTCATATCAATACGGATTTTTAATTCCAGCAGGTTTACGAGAAAGGGAATTTTGGCATTTTGAATATCATGGTAGAGCAGCTATTGGTATTTTAGGTAATAGATTAGGGATTTATAATGAATCATTTACGATTAATAAACCGTTATTAGATATTGTTAAAAACCCTAAAAATCCAGATGGTACAATACCAAATTATGTTGATTTTACTTATAGACATTATGGTGGTGATGGTACACCTAATGTTTATGGTGGTAGGAAAATAATTTTAACAACATTCCCAAATACAAATATGACAGTAATTTATAGGAACTCAATTAACTCTGTTGGCTCTCAATTAGGTATTAGTACTGGTATTAGACAATTAATGGAAGCTCAAGCATATCAAGAAGGTTTTAAAGATAGTACTTGGCCTTTATTTGGGTGTAATAATCCAGGTGCTCTTGAAAAAAACTCAAAATTTAACGATACATCATGTTCTGCTAAACCAAGATATGCATACTTTAAAGATTTATCTACAGGTGTTGCTGCCACATATAATAGAGTACATAAGTTAATTTTAGATAATAATAGTGCAAATTACCCTCAAGGTCCAAATACTACATTATTTGATTTTATTACAATTTATGCGCCACCAATAGAAAATGATGACACTGAATATACCAATATGATAATAAGTTATTTTCACTTAGTATTTAAAAATGATACCATAACAGATAAAACTACCTTAGCTGAAATTAATAAAATTGTATAAAAATTATTTCGTATATTTGCCGAATGAAGATAGGTAATATTGTTTCATCAACAAAAATAAATGTTTCAGAAGATTTTAACGTGGTTGAATCCTTGGATGATATCATCCAAGGATTGCCTACGTTAATAATTGGTTGGGATTATGTTAAGAAACATTATCCTGATTATGATATTATTACAAGAAAATTATCTGATAATCTATTTTGGACTTTCAAAAGACATGAAAAACGTGATTTACACGAAGAAGATATATATAATTTTGTTCAGAACACATATAATAGCTTGGTAAATAAAATAACTTACTATTTTGTTGACCCATTTTCATTATCTCGTAAAGCACTGGTTAAGTTATTAAATAAGGTTAATGAGAGTAAACTAATTAGCTATTATCATGACGATATGTGCTATATTTATTTTGATAATTTAATCTTAGGGATTGATTTAACCTTCACTGAGTTTGTTGGTATAAGCCGTGAAAAAATATTAAACAGAATTAATATAAAAAGTAGCATCTTTTTGACTAAAGATGCTATATTTATTGAATATAAACAAAGGGTCGAAAGTCTTGATAATCAAGTAAAATACGTGCCCGTATTATATTCAATAGAACATGGATAAGACAATATTATTAGCATCATTTATTTTTCCAGAAAGAGTCGAGTGGTTTCTTAGCTACTTGGAAAATAAATTTGGTATAGCAAAAGATAAGGTATTTGGTTATAAGGATTTGAACAATGAATCTAAATTAATTCTAACATTTAGGTTGATTTTACCTGAGGGTAAACGTTTAAATCTTAAAGATTTATTCCCTAATGCTATTATTATACATAAGAAAGGAAATGCATTATATACAATAAATGCTTTAAACAGTCTAATCGATTCTGAGTTTCCAGAGTCCGAAGGTAATATTGATTATAAGTCAGTTAAAATTGATTGGAGTAAATATCAAGATAAATTTATTCTTATTGATAATAAAGAATTGGTCTTTTTAGATATAAATAGAGTTTTTTAGTTAGTTTAAGATATTTATATGTATCACAATTAACTAAAATTAATGTTATGAACACAGAAAATCAAAAGAATGTAAAGAAAGCTGTAGATGCTTTTTTAGGTACTGAACCAACAACTGAACAATCTCAACAAGAAATGGATTGTAGTTCAGGTACTTGCGTAATCAAAAAAGACAAAAGTCTTATAGAAAGAATAAATAAGAAAATAATCCTAGAAGATGGAAGACAATTATTAATCTAACATGAAAAAAAAATCAGATACACAAGTATTACAGGAAGTATTAAAGAGATTTAAACTTATTTCTGAATATAGCTTTTATACTGAAGAACCTAATAAGGATGACAATCTTTTATTGGGAAATATGGATGAAGCGGATGAAGAACCAGCTGACCCTAATGCTGCTCCACCAGTGGACCCAGCGGCAGGTGCTGACCCTAATGCAGCCACAGCTCCAGCGGCAGGTACTGACCCTAATGCTATACCACCAGCACCTACAGATGATTCAAATACTTCGGCTGGTGCGGCACCACCACCATCAGCTCCAGCTCCAGATATGGGTATAGATGCGATGAATGATATTCCAGAGGACGATGCTGTAGATGTTGATGTAACTGAATTAGTAGATAGTACTGAAGATGCTAAACACGCTGCGGATATAGCTAGTCATAAAACAAGCAAATTAATGCAAAAGTTTTCTGATTTAGAAGGTAAACTTGATAATATGGCAGCTCTTTCAAATAAGATAGACGCTATTGAAAAGGAAATAGTTAAAAGAAACCCTACACCTAATGAAAAATTAGAAATGAGGTCTTTAGATTCAGGACCATTCAATATTAAACTATCTGATTACTGGAAAGATGTTGAAGGTTACGATACTGGTTCAGAACCAAAGGAGAAAGAATATGTATTAACCAAAGATGATGTTGACGGTGGATTTTTAGATGGAGAAGTTAAAAATTCGTTTAATATTCCAGATGATGATGAATACGAAGAAGAAGAAATATAAATAAAAAGGTGCTATTAGCACCTTTTTATTTGTAAAATTTTTTTCGGTTAAAACTTGCAAACTTTAAAATAATAAGGTATATTTGCTATATATCTTAGAAAAAAAACCACTAAAGTCTCTTGACTTTTCACGAACATTTAGTATATTAGACTCAGATATTAGTAATAACATAAAACAAAACAAAACAAAACAAAAAAAGATGAGTAGTACAACAACCACAAAGAACAACAACGCCTTAATGGCAATGTTAAACCAGTATGAAAACAATTCAAAGCCAATGGGTAAACCAGCTGAAGAAAAGTTTAACGTAAACAATTATTTTGGAACATTCCTTGAACCAAATGAGAAATCCGCAACCAAGATGGTAAGAATTTTACCAACACCAGATGGTTCTTCACCATTTGTTGAGGTTTGGGGTCACAAAGCAACAGTAGATGGAAAGAAAAGTACCTTTGCATGTTTAAAACATGAAAAAGGATTAGATTGCCCATTCTGTGAAGCTCGTGAAGCTTTATTAGCTACAGGTAGTGATGCCGATAAGACACTTGCTAAGAATTATTCTGCCCGTAAGATGTACATTGTTAAAGTAATCGATAGAGACCATGAAGACCATGGTGTTAAATTCTGGAGATTCAATGATGATTACACTAAGAAAGGTGTTTACGATTTAATTGGTGGTATTATCAAAACAATTAAGAAAGATATTAGCGATGCTGAAACAGGTCGTGATTTATCTATCATCATTGGCAGAAACCAAACAGGTATTCCTATTGTAACTTCAATTTCACACTTGGACCCAACTCCTTTAAGTGAAGACGCTAGTCTTGTTGAAAAATGGACTTCTGATGCTAGAACTTGGGAAAATGTTTACAGTGTTAAGCCTTATGAATATTTGGAAATCATCGTTAAAGGTGGTACTCCAGTATGGTCTAAGGAACTTAAGAAAATTGTAGATAAGAATTCATTAACAGCTAAGGTTGAAACAACTCCATTGGATGCTGAATTAAC